TGTCGACACGATCCGGCCGCCACGCCAAACGCCCCTCCGTTCTACGCAATTCCCAATGCCGGGACGATGCGCCCTTGCGCTTCATTTCGTGCGTCACCTGTTGTTGCAGCCCCTCAATGCGGGCGTTGACAATATCGGCGGCCCACTTCAATACGCGCAATTCGTTTTCCGCCGCAGCAAATGGCAGTGCATCAGGCGTAGCCGCGTGTGTAGCGTCCAACACCGTCAACGCGGCTGATTGCAAGGCCTGGCACTGGTGGCGCCCTGCGCAGCCCACGCAATTGGGGTTTGTGATGCACCGTGGCGCGTCGGACATTGCCTCTACGGCGGCGGTTTGCAACACGTGCCACAGTTCACAAACGCGATTCATGTCCAGCACCGCAACACGTACCCCGCCCGCCCGTGGCTGACAAATCATCAATTCCACGCGCTGCACTTGGTTGGTGTACAGCCCCAGCAGTTGAATCACGCCCGCCACGTAGCACAGCAACTGCCAATTGCCATCCGCCGCCACGTATTTGTAACCATATTTCAGGTCACCGATTCGTAGCGTTCCGGTCGTCGGGCACCACGAGAACACATCGGGCGTACCTTCCAACTTGGGGTGAATCACGTGGCATTTAACGGGCACCTCAAAACGGGGATTCGGCCAATGCGCCACGGCGTCCAAATACATGGCGACCGCATCGCACATATCGGAGTCAACCGCTACTCCGTTAGGGGCCGCAATGTCCTCTTGCACGGGTGCGCCAAGTGTCGTTTGATGCGCCAGCCAATGACATGCCGTGCCTTCCTCGCGCACGGTGTTGTCCTCGTCATCGTCCGGTAATGCGCCTTGGCTCAGGCGCACCATGCCGGGGCAAACAACCCATGTGCTGGCAGAGCTTGGGCGCAACAACATTTAGGCCGCCGACACTTGCAAGGCGCCAGCAATCGCGGTGCGGATTTCGGTGATTTTTTCGGGCGCCGCGTTCTGCAGGTTCACCACTTTGCCGTCTTGGATGCCGTACTGTGTCAGCACCTGGGACACCCATTCCTCGTTCACGCCCATGGTCGCGGCCTTGATATGGTCGCTGATCCAGTTAACGAACGATTCGTACACGGTGGGCGGCGCAGCGGGAGGGGGCGGGGGCACGATAGCCGCGGGCGGCGCAACGGGTGCAGGGGCGGGCGGGGCCACTGTAGCGGCAACCCCTACGGCGGCGGTAGATGCTGGCGTACCGCGCAATTCAGCCGTGACCGTGGCCACCAACGCCTTGTCGACATTGCGTTTTGCGCGCCATGTGCCGTTGGCAATCTGCGATGCGGGTGTGCTGTGGATGCGGGGGTCCCAGCGCAAGCCGGTACTGTCCAGCGCCACGCCGCCGGCCGCATTGGTTGTGGCGGTCGGGGTGCCAACGTCTTCGCCGGTTTCGGGGTTGTCGGCGTGGGCCAGTGTGGCGCCGATGGAAAAGAGGCGGTCAACCGCGCTCTTAATATCGGCGGCGGTGTCGGTCGTGGGGTCAAAAGAAAGTGATACGCGCATTGCAATGCTCCGGTTGGTTAAATGCTGGCAATTTATTTCGCCAGTGGTGCAACTATACACCATTATTAACGGTTACAATGGGTCGTCACAAATTATTTTTGAAGGAGCCCGGATGACCGGATGGAAATTACTCAAATGGTTGCCCAATACGCACGGTTATCCGTTCACCGGCAAATTGCGCGATGGCGCAACGGCCCGTTGCAAGGTGGTGCGCGGTGCGGATGGTTTGCACCGGGTCGAGGGCGCCGCGTGGGCGGATTTGATGGGGTGGCGGGAATGACGCTACCACCATTGCCATACGTGCCGCCGCCCCAAGCCCCCGCGCAGTCTGGCCCGCCAGCTACAAATTTCGTAGCGCTTCGCTGTGCTGTTTGCGACGACACGGGCCAGGTGCACGACCACACCGGCGAATGGCGCGGGCTGTGCACTTGCCCTGCCGGGGAGCCACAAGAATGACCCAACTACGCGGCTATCAAATCCGCCTCAAAGACGGTATTTATGACGCCTGGCAGCGGGGCGCGCGTAACGTGGTGGGCGTGACCGCCACGGGCTCGGGCAAGACTGTGACCATGGCAAACATGGCGGCCGAACTGGGCGGCATTGGCCGGGTGCAGGCTCACCGCGCCGAACTGGTCGGACAATTGTCCATTGCGCTGGGCCAGGAGGGTTTACGACACAACATCGTGGCGGCCAAAGAAACGGTAAAAGCGATTGCCGCGGCCCACATGGAGGAATTCGGGCGCATCTATTACGACCCGCGCGCAAACTGGGCGGTGGGCAGCGTGCAAACCATCATCAGGCGGCAAGACCCAGACGCACACCGCGTGCAGTACGTTTTCACGGACGAGGGGCACCATGTGTTGGCCGATAACATTTGGGGCAAGGGCTTGAGCCTGTACCCCAACGCACGGGGCCTACTGATGACCGCCACGCCCACGCGGGCGGATGGCAAGGGGCTGGGCCGCCACCATGACGGTTTGGCGGATGCGATGGTTCTGGGGCCTGGGCTGCGCGAACAAATCGAACAGGGGTTTTTGACCGGCTACCGCGTGGCCGCCCCCACCGCCAGCGACTTGGATATGTCGGACGTGCACATTACGGCCAGCGGCGATTACAACCAACAGGAAGCGGCCCGCGCGGTCAAGCGTTCGCGCAAGATCGTAGGCGATGCGGTGGAAAATTACCAAGCGTTGGCTGCGGGCAAACTGGCGATTGTGTTTGCGGCCGACATCGAACACGGCAACACCCTGGCGGATGCGTTCAACCTGGCCGGTGTGCCCGCTGCGATGGTCACGGGCGATACGGAGGAAGCCGACCGGCGGGCAATCATGCGCAGATTCAAGGCGAAAGAATTGCGCGTGCTGGTCAATGTGGATCTGTTCGGGGAGGGCGTGGACGTGCCAGCCGTGGAGGTGGTGATTATGTGCCGCCCGACCGCCAGTTTTGCCCTGTACTGCCAGTGTATTGGCCGCATGCTGCGCCTGAATATCAGCCCAATCCTAATGGCCGCATGGGACACATACACCGCAGCGCAACGCCTGGCGCACATTGCCGAAAGCGTTAAACCGTTCGGCATCCTGATTGATCACGTGGGTAACGTGTACCGCGAATTCAACGTGGGCGGCCACAAATACAGCGGGTTGCCCGAAGGCTTTGAAAAATGGACCCTGGACCGCCGCCAGCGCCGTGCCAGCAGTGGGGGCGATGCGATACCCGTGCGCATGTGCGGCGAATGCTTCAAACCGTACGAACGGTGTTTCGAGGCCTGCCCGTATTGCGGGGCTACAGCACCCGAACCTGCGGTGCGCGGCGGGCCGCAACAGGTGGACGGTGATCTGCGGTTTCTGGACGATGCGACGTTGGCCCGACTGCGCGGCGCAATAACCGTTATTGACGGTTCGGCTAGAATACCGCAGAATGCACCACCGCACGTGCAAGCAAGCGCGATTCGCGCGCACCACGAGCGCCAGGCGGCACAGGCGCTGCTACGGGCGGCAATGGCGCAATGGGCGGGATGGCACCACGCGGACACGCTGGCCACGAATCACAAGCGGTTTTATTTCCGCTTCGGGGTGGATGTTTTAAGCGCGATGGCGCTGGGGGCCGGTGACGCGGCCGAATTGATGGAACGAGTGAACAACGACATGGAGAAATATTTATGAGCAGCAGTATGTGGGACGTAAAAACCCCGGAGGAAATCCAGGGTGCGATACAAGCGTTGAAGCGCGAGGCGGTGGATTTGCCCGTGCTGACCGAGCGTGTCGAAATGTGCCCCGAGTGCTTCAAAATGCACACGCCCCCTGCCGATTGGTGCGGGGACTGCCCGGCGTGTGACCATGTCAGATACGCCACGGTGCGTAACGGTGGGCCACTTGGAAGGGTTGCCAAATGATCCGCGCCGCACTACTCCGCATCGCAACCCGCCGCCCGCCCGACTTCATCGTGGGCGACCCGTCCGAGCCCTATATGCTGCGCTGGCATCTGCTGCCCCGCAATGACTGGTTCAACATTTACCTGCACCAGTTCCTGCGCTCGGATGACGACCGAGCGCTACACGATCACCCGTACCGGTGGAATATGTCGTGCATGCTGCAGGGCGGCTATCTGGAGTGGGTGCCCGGAGTATTAAAAACCAGCGGACTTATAACCACGCGGGCGATTTTCCGCGCATCCGGCGACATTGCCTTCCGTTGGGGCGCATCGCCGCACCGAATCGAACTGCACCGTGGCCCATGCTGGACGCTGTTTATTACCGGCCGCCGTGTGCGTGAGTGGGGGTTTATCTGCCCGCAAGGATGGCGCCATTGGTCGGTGTTTACCAAGCGTGACGCGCCGGGCCAGATTGGCAGGGGGTGCGAATGACGCGAACCGCGAATACCTTACAACACCATCCCATCGGCCGTAAAAATCCGGTCACACTGCCCGCCGATATGGAAACGGGCGCGTTTTTGGATTGGGTGGACGAACAGTTGGATATCGAGATTGCGGAGCGTGGCGGATTCACCGACCGCGAGGCCGAAGACTTCGCGGACAAATGCAAATCAAACCCTGGCTGGTTAGAAAAAATGCTCGTTATTTACAACCGAGAGGCGTCATGTTAAAAAATCTAACAATTTACCGCCTGGTCGCAGGCTGGCCCACGTGGCGGGTGACTGCACTTGAGGATGCGCTCGAAGCCGCCCGTTTTATCGAGTGCGGCGCATCACAGGAAAAATCCGTAGGTTGGATCGAACCGCGCGGCCACGAACACGGCCCCATGGTCGAAGTGATCGACGGCCAATGGCTATTGAAACTGCAGATCGAATCGCGCACCGTGCCTGGCGATGTGGTCAAGCGTAAGGCGCAGGAAATGTGCGACCAGATTGAAGCGACCACAGGCCGCAAGCCCGGCAAAAAAGAACGGCGCGAGATTGCCGAGGATGTGCGGTTGTCGCTGCTGCCAAATGCGTTTGGCAAGCTATCCAGTGCGCACGTGTGGGTTGATCCAAAGGCCGGTTTTTTGTATACCGACGGCCACGCGGACGAGGTAATTACCTGGCTGATAAAGGCGGTCGACGGGCTGGTGGTGCAGATGGTCAACACGCAAACCAGCCCCGCCGCAGCGATGGCCGGGTGGTTGTCAACACGCGAGGCGCCGACAGGTTTCAGCGTTGATCGTGAGTGCGAATTGAAGGCAGCAGACGAATCGCGCGCCGTGGTCAAGTATGGCCGCCACGCGCTGGATACGGACGAGGTGCAGAACCATATCGCAATGGGCAAGATACCCACGCGGCTGGCGTTGACATGGAGCGAACGGGTGTCGTTCGTGCTGACGGACGGATTGCAACTGAAAAAGATAGCGTTTCTAGAAAGCGTGTTTGAAACCGAGCGCGGCCCGAGCGTGGACAACTTCGACGCCGACGCGGCCATACTTACCGGCGAACTGCGCAAGCTGATACCCGACCTGTTGGACGCATTGGGCGGCGAAGTGCGAGCCCTGCCACCATTGCCAGGGGGTGCGAAATGAAGCCCGCAACACTTGAGGAAATCATGGATTTGGCCGACGCGCACGCCAAGGCGTACTACATGGGGCGCGGCGAAGACACGCGCAAGAAACTACAGGCGGCGATTGCGGCGGAACACGCGGCTATCAGGGCCGCATTGCAAGACTACAACAACCCGGCGGCGCCTCTGGCGGTCCTCGTGGATATTTTGGTTACGGGTGTTCGGCAAGAGTTGCAGGCAAAGGAGAACTATCGCCACGATCTGGAAATGACCGAACGGCAGCGCGACGCAGCGCTTACGGCATTGCGAACAATCGCCAGGGGCGTGCAGATGGACCACCCGCACAAATTTACAGCGGCCCGGACGGCTGAGATTGCCACGCAAGCCTTGGGCCGTACACCATGACCGCCCTAATCGCTTGGTCCCTGCGCCACGGTGTCACGCCCGCCGCCCTGGCCGATCTGCGCCACACGCTGGGCATGGATGGCGCGGCCGATGTGCTGCCCGACCCGAAGCGGCCCGCAGACCCCGCCAGCGAGGGGTATGTGCAGAGTCGCGTAAGGTTAGAGGCGGCTGCGGCCGACGTGCTGCTATTCCGTAACAACGTGGGCGCCCTGTTGAATGATGAGGGCGTGCCGGTGCGCTACGGCCTGGCCAATGACAACGCCCAAATGAACAAGCGCATCAAAAGCGCGGACCTGATTGGTATACGGCGCGTGACAGTCACGCCGACCATGGTGGGGCATGTGCTGGGGCTGTTCGTGTCGCGGGAGGTGAAACACGCGGCATGGTCATACAAGGGGGACGCCCACGAGGAAGCCCAGAAGCGCTGGATGGATTTGATCAACAGCTACGGCGGGGACGCCAAATTTGCCGCAGGGACGGGGAGTTTTGAGGTATGAACGCACGCACCATTTTTGTATTCGGTAGCAACCTGGCCGGCCGGCACGGCAAAGGTGCTGCGCTGTTCGCACGGGAGAACCACGGGGCGATTTACGGTCAAGGCGTGGGCCTGCAGGGTGACAGCTACGCAATACCAACAAAAAGCCATAGCCTTCAAACATTGCCGCTGCACATCATCGAAATGCACACCCGTGATTTTCTGGACTACGCAGCGAGTCACCCCGAACTAAATTTCAACGTCACGCGCGTGGGGTGCGGGCTGGCCGGTTACACCGACTCACAGATAGCGCCCATGTTTGTCGATGCCCCTAACAACTGCCAATTGCCGGACGGCTGGCGCTTGTGATAATATCGGTGTTATTTACGTCACGAGTACCAACATGAACCATTCCGAAACCCGCCGCCAGCACGTGCGCAAAGACCCCGCCGTCCGCAAGGCCGAGCTGCTGGCCGCAGCGTTGGAGATTGCCGAAAAAGAGGGCGTACTGGCCGTGACGCGCGCCAGTGTGGCCCGCAAGACCGACACCACCGCCGGGCTGATGAACCGGTACTTTGGCGGGCGGGACGATCTGCGATGGGCCACACTGGTCGAAGCTGGCCGGCTGAAAATGAAGGGCGTTATTGATAGCGCCCTGGCTGCGGGGTACGACCCCAAAGACCTTAAACCGTTAACAAAATAAATTGGCCCTTCGGGGCCTTTTTCGTTATTAACGGTGCTATCATGGCGGCATGTTCAACCGAATGGAGAACCCCGCTATGTCCGAACCCGAACACTGCATAACTGTTCACCCGATTGGTGACGCTGCGCCCACGCGCGTGCCTTGCGTGCCCCCGAGGGGTGCCGCTGATTTTGATATCAAAGCGTCGGCGTTCTTGGATGCGCTGCCGGGGCTGGCGGCCTCATTGCGCCCCGTTTGTGATTACTGCAAAACGCCGTATCTGACTGCCCGCCCAGTCGGTTGCCGCCATTGTGGGGCGCCTGCCAAATGAACCGCACAGACATTGAGTTTGCGCTTGATGTAGCGCTTGCGTTCGCTATCGGCGTGGTGTTGGCGTACGCCCTCATCCACTGGTGGTCTTCTTAACCCTGAAAGGAACTTAAAAATGGATAAGCGTTATCACACCGTCCGCATGGACAAAGCGCCTCAAGTGGGCGAGATTTTCTCCAGTTCGTTGCTGAAACCCGCGCCCGCCCCGGACAAGTGGTGGAAAGTGATGTTATCGCCCGCGTGGATGGTATCGGGCGCATGGGCCGTGACGTTACAGGAATGCATACCGTTGGCACCCAAGCCCGACAAAGGCCCGGTTGGCGAACACGTGCACGCGCTGTTGCGGGCCACGCCACCAGAACCCACGCTTGGGCAGGTGTATTCCGAATTGATGGCGTTGCGCGTGGAAGTGTTGGACCTGAAAACGCAACTGAGAGGTGCGGTCGATAGCGGTAGGGCTATGCGCGTTGCACTCGACCAACAGCCCGCCAAATGGGTGCATGACCCTGTTGCAATTGATAACGGGGTTGCAGAGTTGCTGCGCTCGGGGCTGGGAGGACCTAAACCATGAACCTGATGCCCCCACTCCCCGCCCTGCGGCATGTCACGCCATTGCCGCCCCTGGCGCCGCTGCCCACCACCGACCAACTGTTGGAAAAGATGGTTGTTGTGATGTGGTTTGACGATGGTCACGGCGGTGGCACTTGGCAAGCGCGCACCCGTGGAACTAAATATTACGGCCCATGCGCCCCGACTCCCCGCCAGGCCATGATCGCCGCACTGGCGGGGACCGCACGTATGGCCGCTATGGAGACACCAATATGATTAAACGAGGCATGGGGCTGGTGTTGACTGGCACCGAAAACACCGCCAAGGCGCGACTGCTGGCCGCCCGGCAAGGGCGCTACGTAGAGATTAAATCCATTGAGTTGGAGTCGTATTTCAAACCGTGGCTAACTGCCAAAGTGCGAACCGTGATCGTGCACGGATGGGCACCCCTGAGCATGCGCGCTGCGGAGGAATTGAAGCGGATGATTGCGAGCGACACCATGGCGGTGGAGCGCCAGCACGAACCCGCCGAAACCTTGCGCACCCCCAATTTTATTTTTTGTGTCGCCCGTCAAGACGCGTTCCGCTTTGCCGGTGACCGTCGGTATCACGTGGTTGACATTGGAGACACCAAATGACCCGCTACCAATGGAACTACCCGACCCAGGGCACGCGCTTCCCCCGCACCAGCGCGGAGGCGTTCGGGCCGTATGCTGGCATGCATAGTGCGCCGCGGTTCAACTGGTCCAATGTGCTGTATTGGGTGGCCGGCGTGCTGACCGTTGCAGCGCTCGCACTGGCCGCGCTATGACGCTGCCGCCGTTGCCAGGCGCACCGCGCCACATCGTCGGGTTGTCGGGCGGCAAAGACTCCACCGCGCTTGCCCTGTGGCTGGTCGAAAATGAACCCCGTCCGTACGAATTCATTTGCAATTTCACCGGCAACGAAACGCCCGAAATGGTGGAACACTGGGCCAAGCTGGAGGGCTTGCTAGGGTCAAAACTAACCCCGGTGACACATAGCACCGACCTCGTGCAACTGTGCGAGGAAATGAACATGCTGCCAAACTTCCGGCAGCGCTGGTGCACGCGGATTCTCAAAATCGAACCCACGATTGCGTTTATGGAAAGCCTGCCGGACGGCAGCGTGCTGTATGTCGGCCTGCGCGCGGACGAGCAAAGCCGACCGGGCATATACGGCGAGGATTTAACAATCCGCTTCCCATTGCGTGAACAAGGTTTCACCGAAGCTATGGTATTGGACTACCTCTGCAAACGCGGGGTAACGATACCGGATCGCACCGACTGCATGTTGTGCCCGTATCAGCGACTGGGCGAATGGCATTACACGTGGTTGCACCGTCCCGAACACTACGCGGAAGGCGTACGATTGGAAGCGAAGACCGGCCACACGTTCCGTAGCCCTGGGCGCGATACATGGCCCGCCAGCTTGGCCGAACTGGCGAAAGAGTTTGAACGCGGACGGCCAATCCGCAAAAGCAAGCGAGACACGACATGCCGCGTGTGCTCACTGTAGAATCGTTTAACCCGTCAATAACGGCCCCCGCTGCGGGGCTTTTTACATGCACACACCCCAACTGCTACGCGCCGCCCTTGGCGCTATGGCCCAAATCCCCCAATTTTTCGTGTGGCGACTCGACTGGTCAGACGCCAAAAATAAATACATCAAGGTGCCATGGGGCGTGTTGCCGCCGGACCAAGGCGGTGGTCTGGGCAAGATCGACGCCCAGTTGCCCACGTCATGGCACACGTACGACGCCGCAGACGCCATGCGCGCGACTTGGGCCACCAATGCCCCCGACGGCGTGGCTTACGCGCTGGGCTGGATGTTTACGCCGGGCTGTGGGTACTGGTTTCTGGATCTGGACGGGTGTATTGGTGCGGATGGCCAATACACACCGCTGGCGCTGGACTGGCTGGCCAAGCTGCCCGGGTGTTTCTTCGAATTCAGCAGCAGCGGGACGGGCGTGCACGTGCTGGGCCGCGGGGAACTGCCACCGCACGGGAAGCGCAATAAATCGTTGGGCGCCGAACTCTACACCGAGAAACGCGGCATTGCGTTCGGGTTGTCCGGCCAGGCGTACGGGTGCGCGGATGTGTCGGCGGCCGGGATTCTCGACATCGCCCAATTTTTCCCGCCCCGTGCGGAGGGCGAAGACGGCGAATACCTGAAACCCCGCGCGGACTGGGCCGGACCCACGGACGATGCGGAACTATTGCGCCGGATGCTGGGAAGCGTGAGCGTAGCGGCCAAGCTGGGCCACAAAGCTACATTTGCCCAGCTGTGGAACAACGCCCCCGAATTGGAAGGCTTCTACGGCCCGGACAGCAACACCGAGCGGGACGGCGCATTGGCGGCGCACCTGGCATTCTGGACGGGCTGCGATGCGCCCCGCATGGAACGCCTGATGTGGCAGAGCGGTCTAGTGCGCCCCAAGTGGACCGACCACCGCACCTATCTACGCGAACTGACCATTGAGGGTGCGTGTGCCCGCCAGACGGACGTATTGCAGGACCGGCCACGGGTTGACGTTGCGGCGCAAATGTATGGGCCCCCGGTCGCTGCGTCCGCCCTCCCCGCACTGCCCGGCGCCGCACCCCTGCCCGTACTGATTGCGCCGGTCGTACCTCCCGAAACCACCGCGCTGGTGGAGCGCCTAATGCTGGCGGTGAACAGTGCCGGCCATTGGAGTGAACTCCACAACGCGGTAATTCCTATGGTGCGGGACTCCGGGATACCCCCGGCCCTGATGCCCATGCTGGAAACGGCCATAACCGCCCGGCTGGACATATGGGGCGCCAAGATGCCCGTGGCCAAGCTGCGCGCGTTGCTGTGCCCACCGCGTGCGGCAGCGGTGGGGGACATGCCTACAGAGGGCGGCATGCTCAAACCGGAATGGGCGTCACATTTTGTTTACCTGCAGCAATTAACGTGCTTTTTCGATTTACGGGACGCGACCACTATCAGCCCGGAAGCATTCCGCGCGCAATATAACCGCCTGATGCCGTTCAAAGCCGACGGCCCAGCCCGCCAGGACGCCTGTATGTACATGACAGAACATTGGGGGTGCCCTGTGGTGTTTGACACCATGTATCAGCCCGCAGACGGCACGATTGTCCGATATGAGGGGCGCGAGTGGGCCAACTTGTACAGCCCTGGTAGCGTGCCAGCCCCGGAGGAATACACAGAGGCCGGCGTGACCGCAATCGGGCGCTTCCAGCAGCATCTGTACCTACTGTGCGGGCGCCGCGACCGGGTGTATCAGAACTTGCTGGCGTGGATGGCCCACAACGTACAGTTTCCCGGCAAAAAGGTCCGCTGGGTGCCCATCATCAAAGGGATCAACGGCGACGGTAAATCAACCGTGGGCGAAGTGATGACCGCCGCCATGGGAAGCCGCAACGCCATTTCAGTGGGTTCGGACATCGTGAACCACCCGGGCGGATTTACCGACTGGGCACACGGCCACGCGCTGGTCGCGCTGGAGGAAATTTACCTCACGGGGCGGGAACGGTTCAAGATTGCCAACACCATCAAGCCGTTTATCTCCAACAACCGGGCCACGATTCACCCCAAGGGCGGCAAGATTAAAAAAGTCCTGAACACTTGCAACCAACTGGCCTACACGAACCACAACGACGGGGTGCCCATTGAGGACTCCGACCGCCGATGGTTCGTCATATTCAGCCCGTACGGGTCGCTATCACAGTTGATGCGCGACCTGGGCGTGGAGGAAACCCGGCATTACTTTGACGTGCTGTATGACAGCCTGAAGCGCGAGCCCGGGCAGTGGCGCAAGTGGCTGCTTGAGCATCCAATCCCCGCATGGTTTGACGCGGACGGCAGCGCTATGTCCACGGATGAAAAAGCGGTTATGGCGGAATCTGGCACCGACGATCTTGAAAACGTGTTGCAGTCGGTCATTGACGAGGGGGCGCCCGGTGTGTCGGCGCAGTGCATAAGTTCCAGCTGCCTGCGCGCTGCGGTGGTGTATCGGGCCATGGCGGAGGGGCTGGACATGCCCAAGACATTCAGCATGCACCACATCCTGAACCGCCTTAATTTTGTACGCGTGAGCAAAGGCCACACGATATTCTGGGACGGCAAAAACCATCGGGTGTGGTTAAAGGCGGGGATTGCGGTAAATAACGAGGTGATACGACAATTGCTGGAGGCGACCAAAAAATAGCGCTAATTTATAGTAATTTAACGGGCTCCTTCGGGGGCCTTTTTAATTTGTAGTAATTTTCCGGGCGTTGAAAATGGTTCATTTCTTGTGCGGTTTTGGTGTTGTGCGGTGGCTTGTGCGGTCAGTTGTGCGGTGGCCGAACCGCTCGTAAGTTGTTGTTTTTATTAAATAAATAAATTATAAAAATTATAGAACGCACACCGCACAGCCTTTTGTTCCAAGTCGTGGCCGCTGTGGAAAACATATGCCATCGAAACTATATTGTTTTAGACCTTATATGTGTTAAATGGCTGGCCCGACTTGAAACGCTGTTGTGCGGTGCGGTGTGCGGTCCGAACGTGTACTATAATGTTTGCACTATGAAACCCCCACTAAATACCGTGGCCATCGCCCGGGCCAAAGAATTGCGGGCGATGGGGCTCAGTCTGTTGGCAACTGCGAGCGCGAGCGGGTTGGATTTTGAAACGACGTTGACCGTGTGCCATGGCATTCGACCCGCTGTAAATTTGCCGGATTTGCCAGGGCTTCCAATCCCTGCGGACATTGCGCCCCGCAAACACTCTGCGGTCTGCCCGGCAACCGTAATTGCACAGATCCGCCAAATGCGCCAAGACCGATACACCAAGGCACAGATTGCCAGTGCCTTGGGGGTGGGGCTGTCAACGGTTGCGAACTACGCGCCAATCGGGCCAAACACTCGCCCCGCTGGTACTGACGGTCGGGTCAAGATGACGCCCGAAACACACCGGGAGATTCACCGCTTGCGGTTTGTTGAATTCCTGAGCTACGACAAAATTGCAGCGAAAACCGGCCTTGGCGTGCTTACCGTGCGCCGATACGCCAAAATACCCCCACAATGACACGCCACCGCATCCGACTAACCCCACAGGACGAGGCTTTTTGCCAAGCCGTGCTACGCGAGCGCACGCCCGCTGCGGCCTACCTGAGCGTATACAGCGACCCCGCGGGCACACGACGGGCGCCAGGTTGGGCTCACCGGATGGCCTATGCCAAGCTGGCACGGACGAACATTGCCGCCCGCATCAAAGAGTTGCGCGAGCAACTGGGCCGCGAGGTGGTCATTGAAATGGCCGAAGTGATGCGCGAATGGCTGGACATAGTGCGGGCCGACCCGAACGATCTGATAAGCCATCAGCGCCGTGCGTGCCGTCATTGCTGGGGGGCTGGCCACGGATACCAATGGTTGCACGAACGGGAGTTCGCGGAGGCCCTGGCGGACGCCATGGACCACAACGCATTGCGCCGGATGCGCAAACAGGCCGACCGGGAATTGCCTAGCCGACACGGCGGGATGGGGTTCGACCGGACCAAACCGCCCGCAATTAACTGCCCGGTGTGTCACGGGGAGGGTGTACCGCATGTGCACGTGGCCGACACCACCAAATTGACCGGCCCGGCCGCCAAACTGTACGCCGGCATCAAAGTCGGCAAAGACGGGAAAATTGAAGTGTTGATGCGTAATCAGGATATGGCGCTGCAGTGCATCGCCAAGGCGTTGGGCATGTTTGCCGACAAGGCGCCGAAAGACCCGGGCGCGGGGCTGGATCTGAACGAATTGCAAAAATTGTTGCCGAATTAGCGTTATTAATGGTACGCTTGGGCTTTTACAACTGGAGCGAACGATATGACCGACCCCACCGAATTGATACGGATCGCGCGGGCGTTAGCAACCGCATACCCTGCGCATGATTCGCGCGACACATTGAACGCCGCAGCCGATGCGCTGGAGGGGTTGTCGACGCCCGACCCCAATCCCGACCGCACCGCCAAACTTGCCACCCTGGCAGCCTATGAAGCCCCGCCAATGGCAACCGACGCGGACGGCTTTATTTGCGAAATGGCGTTGCAGCACGGCGCGGAAATGCTGAACGATGACGGCACCGTATACGCTTTCACGCAGGAGCAATTATTGGCGTACACCAAGGCGAACCGGGGGCCGGCGCAACCTATCGACATGCTGTTGTTCTGCCCGAATTGCGGTAGGCAGCACATTGACGCGCCAGAGGAACACTGGGACCGGACGTATGTCTATTCGTGGGAAAACCCACCCCACCGTTCGCACCTCTGCCACCATTGCGCCCATATTTGGCGCCCGGCCGATGTGCCGACCAATGGCGTGCAGGCGATCACGACGCGCGGCAAGGCGGATAGTGTGGCGGTGTTGCCCGTGCGCACTGGAATGCTGTTTGGCCCGCGTGAGGCGGTGGAACATCAGGAGTTGCAGGAACGGGCAGACCGCCAGGCCACCGAAATCAATCACTTGCGCAACGTCATCCAAGCGGCATGCACCGGTGGCACGGGTGCCATGATAAAGCGCTGGGTGGAACTGTTCCCCGACGCCCCGGTGCCAACTGTGCATCATTGGTCTGGCCCAGCACGACCGCCTATCGACCCAGCGGGCGAACCCAAAATTGAAATGACGCTGGTAGAACGCGAAGCCGTTAAATTGCTAAACAGTCTCAAAGCCGCAGCGGATGGCGGAATGCTCCAATTGTCCGAAGGCGTGCAAATGCAAATTGACGTTATTTTGATGACGGCCAGCCAACGACGCGTGGGGGTCGCATGATGTGGCACTGCAACGTCTGCGGCTATCAGGGCAACACCGGCCCGGTGCACCTACACCCACGCTTGCGGGTTGGGGAACTGTGCCGTTTTCAAGCCGACCGAGTGGTGGCCCTATGAACCGATACACCTTCCGCGCCGAATGCGTGGCCGATGTCCTGGCGTTTTTAACGGCGCTTAGTCAGTCTCACGGGGTGCGAGAATTTATCGCTTTCCAAGTGGGCAATTTTCCAGACCGCGAATGCAGCGTTGAAACGCGCGCCACGTTGTTGGATGCGGTTCGCGTTGCCGATACGTGTGACGATTGCCACCGTATTGCCGAAACCTTGACCCTGGTTCCGCAATGAAAAAACCCCACGCCCCCGACATCCGCCGCACCCTGGTGGAAAACCCCGACGGCCTGACCGTTGCGCGCATACACAAGCGGTTACCCCATATCACCCACGCCGAAACAGTGCGCAACGCGCTGGAGCGTATGCCAGACGCCTACATTGACCGGTGGAGTACGCCCGTGCGCGGACAATACCAAGCCGTTTGGCGCGTTGTTGTGCCCCCGAAACATTGCCCGTATCCTACGGACCGATTTACACCTGAAACACGATGGGTGCAACCATGACACAGCGCGAAGAATTTGAAGCGTGGGCGAAATCGCTCCCGTTTGAGGATAATTTTGACTACCCGATTGACACAAGACGGGCGGACGAGTTTGGGCCGGGCGACAAGTTGACCTATTGCGAGCGCAACACGCGCAAGCTGTGGCTTGCTTGGCAGGCCGCCCAAGCCGCCAAACCGCACCCAGAGCCTGGCAAATTGCTGGAATTGGCCGACCGTATCGACCACGAGAAACTGTGGGCACGGCCTGGCGTGGATCGTGTCGACAAGATGACGCCCGAACAACTGGACCGGCTGGACGCGGGGGTGGCTTTACGCCGTTACGCCGATTTGCTTGGGTCAAACGACTGGCGCATTTATCCGCCCAAGCCGAGCATTAGCTACCGTGGGCCGACATTGGATGCGGTGGTGGCGATGGTCACGCGGACGGAGAACAGGAGGGCGAACCGCGGGCGTGCTTAATTTGTTCGCCCCTGCCCTTTGGGTGTGCTATTTGGCGCACCGTTGGTGTAGGATTGCCCGTGTGCACATCCGGCGGTCATTTCGCGCATGGCGGGGTTACATGGGTCCTCGTTAAGTTCCACAAACATCCGTGCGGCATTGTTTCCCGGCTGGTGCGCTATTATTCGGGTATCGCTCTGCAAAGGACACCGCCATGGCCGCACTCACTACCACGCTTGAAGAAGTATTTACGCCCGCCGTTGGCGTTTTTGCGGTGCAATGCACTGTTGGATTGGCCCGTTTGGAGCGCCGAAACGTAACCGGCGCAGCGTGGGCGCCGGTTGGTGACCTGGCAGCGGGCCAAGCGGCCGACGTTGACAACTCCGTGGCGGACATGGAATATCGGTTTGTTGCGCGCGAACCGTTTGGCGATACGTCCACCCCCGTTATTCGCGCCGACCAATGACCGGAATTCGCACCCCGATGCGGGGCATTATGCGCACCCCGATGCGGTCTGCGATGGTGTTGGCGCTGTTGTCCATTTACACCGGTATAACGCCGGTTGTGACGGCCAGCGCAACAACGGGACCGGCCCCGCTCGGGGTTTTTGTCAACGCTACCGCCACAACTGCCGGTTACACGTCCGAACCGTGGCGCGATCTGCTGTATGGGCACGACTCGGGCGACACGGCGGCTGGAAATTACACGTCGGGCACGCGTGCGGGAGCGAGCAAGCGTAAGTGTGTCGGCGGCCCGGTGTTCGGGTATGTATACGAAACGCCAGGAAGTTTCACCTACAAATGCCCGATATGGGACGGCACGGGTACTGTGTCACGGTCTATTTCCATATTGGTGCAAGACCCGAACGTGGTTTTCAGCGGGACCGCTACGGTCTGTTGCTCCACCACCGGCAATTTCACAGGGGCGCCGGCTGGTGCACGTTTGGAAACGGTAGCCAACTTGGCGGCGGCTTTCGCCTTCATTGGCTCCAATACTCGGGTGATGATCCAGGCTGCGGACACGTGGACAACCACCACGCGCAACGACCTGACCGGCACCAAGGACAATTGGCAGTTCACATCGTTCAACGGTCGGGCCAAGATCACGCAGACACAAGCTGTGTTTGGCTTGTGGTGGGCGGCGTCCACGGTTACACGCGGGTGCATTCACTATCTGGAGATTGACGGTGCAAGCGTTGGCGATACCTTCTTTGGCGTTGCCACGGCAACCGACGTATCCGGCATCACGCTGCACGACATCACCGGCTATGACATTGGCGGGGTAATCGGTATTTCCGGCACAGGTCGCGTACGCAATTTCTTTGCGCACAAACTGAACATCGACCGCGTGAAGGGTGGCGCAGGCCACGTTGGCATTTTCTTACAGGCGAACAATGCGGCGATTATCGATTGCGACATAGATGACGCCACGTCCGCCGAGCATAACGTGCGGTTCCAGTATTACAACGGGTTGTTCATTCACGGAAATAACATCCGCAACCCCGCAGCCACAAAGCATGCCGTAACGCTACGGGCTACGAACTGGACAACCCCCACGGTTGTGGGCTTGCCTGCAAATTCCTATTCGGAATACGGCGTTATTTCCGACAATAATTTTGCGTCCAACACCGCGCAAATCTGCACCAACACACCGCAAGGTGTGTCGAACAACGAGCAGTGCCGCAACACCATATGGGAGCGCAATTACTACGTTACTTCCAACACTGGCAGCAATACAGCATTGACCGTAACGGGTCACAACATCATTTCGCGCAATGAGGTGTTCAACTGCACGGGCGGGGGCAACAACCCTGGAGGCATGGCTATCGCCCGCAACGAGACGTTCATTTCTACCGGCATTCAATTGTGGAACCCGACGCTTTACCGTTTGGGGAACCACAACGGCATGACCTTAATGAGCGTTACAGATTCGATTGCGCTTGGCCCCCCTACTGGCACCGTGGTTAGGGGTGGTCTGATTTACTCGCCGGGCACCGGGACGGTCACGCCCGTTAACCTGAACGGCGGCGCTGCCACGGTGACGAACACCAACACGACAACGGGCGCGAATGCCAAGACTGTTAACCCGTTGTTTGTTGGTCCGTTGACCGGCATTGCAGGTTTCGCGCTTGGCCCGGGCAGTCCGTACGCCACGAACGCCGCGCTTGAGCGCAACTACTCCGACGCGCTTGACAGGATACGGGGCACGAACGGCGGGGCGCACATGCTGGCGAGCGATACCACGTCGGCATGGGCGCTGTTCGGACCGTGACGTGATTACCGCCCAGACCAAGCGGGAAATGGCCCGCTGGTACAAGCTAAAGCCCCACGCCGTGCAGTTGGCTCTGGTGGAAGCCGTCGGGGCGGGCGTACTGTACCCGCTGGTTCCGGCGGGCCGCCGGTCGGGCAAAACCGAGCGCTTTAAACGGTTTCTTGCCAAGCAAGCCATGCGCGTGGTCGGGCAGTATTTTGCCGCTGCGCCCACGCACGATCAAGCCAAAAAAATATTCTGGGCCGACCTGTGCGCCTTGTGTTTGTCGTCCCTACAGCGTCGGGCGCCCAACATTTCCGAGCGCATCATTTACTTGGACAACGGTTCCGAAATCCACGTGATCGGGCTGGACAAGCCGCAGCGTATTGAGGGCATCCCATGGAAGGGCGGCGGCATTGACGAATTTGCGGACATCAAGGCCGATGCATGGGAAGCGAATATTCTGCCGGCGTTAAACACCGTCAACCCGTTGGACCCGGATTACCGCGCGTGGTGCTGGTTGTTGGGCGTACCGGACGGCCTGAACCACTATTACGACCTGTGCCAAAAGGCCGAGTTGGGCCAGGATCCACGGTTCAAGGTGTTTCACTGGAAAAGCGCGGAGATTCTGCCGCCCGACGTGATCGCGGCCATGAAACGGGCCATGAGTGCCCGCCAGTTCCGCCAGGAGTTTGAGGCCGAATTTGCCAACGCCACGGGTCGTATCTATGAGGATTACGGACTCGAAAACACGTGCAATACGATCATCCTCCCGCATGAACAACTGTTATGGATGCACGACCAGAATTTCACCCCACTATCTAGCGCCGTGGGCGTGAAGCGTGGCGAATCGCTCTACCTGTTGGACGAAATTGTGCTGGAGTCGGCAATCTCCAAACAGTCCGCAATCGAGTTCGTGGAGAAATACAAAAACCACCAGAACCGCACGGTGGAACTGTTTGGCGACCCTGCCGGCCGGGCCGGTGAAAAGCACGGCCACGCCAGCGACTACACCGACATAGAGGGCGTGTTGCGCGCGAATGGGTGGGTTGTTGACCGACGGGTAAAGCCTGCCGCCCCGGCCATCAAGGACCGCCAAAACGCCGTCCGCGCCAAGATCCAGACTGCGGACGGCCACCGGTCGTTATTTGTCAATGCGGTTACCGCCCCGTGGTGCCACAAGGGCCTCGCCACGGTGCAACTCAAGGACGGGAGCGCGTTCCAAGAGGACCAGCGGAACAAATACCAGCACATCACCACGGCAATCGGGTACTGCGTGGATGTGATCTGGCCAGCACTGCCGAGCTACAGCATGGAGAATGTTTAAGGGGATGGGGTAATTTCACGCACTTGTACCGCGCCGTAAGCGATGCCAGATTGCGCGGTTGTGTATGCGTAGCCTTCGATAAACACGCAGGGGCCTTCGGTCCACATGCGCGCAGGGGTGCCGTCTGGGTGGGTGCCGATAACTTTAGAGTTGGTGATTGGGAAGTGCATTTTTAATTTACCGGTTAATTTGTTGATAGCTGAATTGTAATACCGTTATTAACGGTTTGCAAGAATTATTTTTGCCATAATGCCGCAATGAACTTTCTAGACAGCCTAACCAATCTAGTCGCCAACCTGGGCACGGGGCGCGACAAGGCCGCCAGCAGCTATTACACGCCGCACCTATTGAGCGATGTGCAATTGGCGGATGCGTACCGCTACGCATGGTTGCCCCGCAAGATCGTGGATTGCCCACCCATGGACGCGACCCGCAATTGGCGCGCGTGGCAGGGTAGCAGCGAACAGATTGAAGCGCTGGAGGCCGAAGAAAAGCGCCTGAACCTGCGCGGTAAGGTGCGCGAAGCCATGGTAAAGGCTCGCACGCTGGGCGGTGGGGCCATTGTCATTGGGCCATCCCGCAACAGCGAGGATATGTCCAAGGCCTTAAACCCGGGCAGCGTGCCCCGTGGTGGCATCCCGTATTTACTGGTTATGTCGCGCGTTGATTTGCTGCCTGGCGATATCGACCGCGACCCAATGAGCCCCTACTACAACCGCCCCAAGTGGTACGAGGCGCGCGGGGCTATGGGCGTCAAGATACATCCCAGCCGTGTGGTGCGGTTCATAGGGGCCGCATTGCCTGACGAATCGGTTACCCAAGGCGGATTGACGCAAGGGTGGGGCGATAGCGTACTGACGTCGGTTTACTCTGCGGCTCGGGACTTTGATTCCACGATGGCCAATGTTGCAAGCCTAGTGTTCGAATCCAAGGTGGACGTTTTCAAGATCCCGGACTTTATGCGCAACGTCGGCAACGCGGATTACCGCGCCAAAGTGCTGCAGCGCACCACACTATCGGCCACGTCCAAAGGGATCAACGGCGCGCTTTTGATGGACAAAGACGAGGAATATGAGTCCAAAAGCGCCAGTTTCGGTGGGCTGGATGCCATCATTGACCGGTTTATGCAAGTCGTATCGGGCGCAGCCGATATCCCACTTACCCGATTGATGGGTGTCACATCCAAGGGCCTGGGCAATTCGGGCGATACGGATTTGACGAACTATTACGACCGGGTGCGCGGGATGCAGGAACTGGAGATAGGGCCAGAAATGCAGATTCTTGACGAATGCCTGATTCGTAGCGCCCTGGGCGCCCGCCCGGCCACGATCCATTACGAATGGCGCAGCCTATGGCAAACCACGCCAAAAGAACGTGCAGACATTGGTAAGACTACCGCCGACACTATCAAAACCATAGCGGACACCAAGCTATTTAGTGCGGACGCGCTGGCAAAGGCTGCAGAAAATGCCCTAGTGGAAGTTCAAGCGTTGCCGGGGCTGGAGGATGCCATGGGCGACCAGTTGGAGGAACCAACCGCCGCACCGGTCGTGGTGGGCGATGCCGCCCCGCAATCGCTGTATGTGTCGCGCAAGGTCGTCAACAGTGCGGCCATCCTGGCATGGGCCAAAGAACAGGGGATTACGCCCGTGCTGGCCGGTGATGACCTGCATGTGACAATTACCTACAGCCGCGACCCGGTGGACTGGATGAAAATTGGCGCCGCGTGGTACAACGAATCGGACGGCAAACTATCCATTCCGCCAGGTGGCCCGCGCATGATGGATAAATTTGGCGATGCGCTGGTGTTGCTGTTCAATTCTTGGCAATTATCCAGCCGCCACGGCTACATGCGGGAACTAGGCGCAAGCTGGGACCATGGCGACTACCAGCCCCACATAACAATTGCCTACAATTCGGACAAATTGCCGGGCACAATCACACCGTACACCGGGCCGATTGTGCTGGGGCCTGAGATATTTGAGGCGATTACCGAGGGTAAACCATGACAACCATTAATTTCACCGACCGCGTGCCAATGGGCGAAGTGCGCCGCACGGCCGACGGCTATTTGGTGACCGACGCCCGCGTGGCCCGAACCGGCATTCAGGTCTATTTGGGTAGTGAACTGGGCCGCCCGGACCTGGCGACGGTGCGCGTGTACCGCCCCGAGTCGGCCGTATTTGCCACCGACGCCATGAAAAGCTACGCGCACCGGCCCGTCACGCTGGGCCACCGTGGCACGGTCACGGCAGCGAACTGGCGGGACGTTGCTGCCGGGTCTACCGGTGGCGAAGTGGTGCGCGACGGCGAGTTTGTACGCGTGCCCTTGTCGCTTATGGATCAGGCGGCGATTGACGCGTACGACGCCGGCACGCGGGAGTTGTCCATGGGGTACGACGCGAATCTAGAATTTGCAGACGGTAAAACGCCCGAAGGCGAAGCGTATGATGCAATAATCTCAGGTATGCAGATGAACCACTTAGCGCTTGTTCCCCAAGCGCGCGGTGGCCAGTCGCTGCGGATTGGGGATCAGGGCAACCCCGAACCGGTCAATAACGCCCAGCAGAATGGAGGCCATCAAATGGCAGGAAAAACGATTGTCGTGGATGGTATCTCCATCGAAACGACCGAACAGGGCGCGCAAGCCCTCGAAAAAGTGCAGCGCCAATTGGCGGACGCACTGAGCACGGCCAAAATGACCGACGCCGACCACGCCAAGGAATTGGCAAAGCGTGACGTGCAGATCCAGGAACTGTCCGCCAAAGTGCTGACGGACGCCCAGATTGATGCCCGCGTGGCCGCCCGTGCTGATTTGATCGCCACGGCCAAGACCCTGCACGATGCTGACTACAAAGGCAAATCGGATTCCGAAATCCGCCGCGCTGTGGTCACTGTCAAGATGGGCGACGCTGCCATTTCCGGCAAGTCGGACGACTACGTTGCCGCCGCATTTGACATGCTGGTGACCAACGCGGGCAAGACTGGCAACGACGCGTTTACCGCAGCCCTGCGCGACGGCAAGCCCGCCCCCGCTGCTGGCGACAACGGCCAGGCCGCGTATGTGGCCCGTCTCAATGACGGTTGGAAAAACAAATAAGGAGCATCAATCATGCCAGCAGTACAAACAACCTACAGCGAAAACATGGTGGTCGGCGTTGCCGGTCACGTGGCTGATATGCGCGCCGCCGTTATGGCTTCGCGCGAATGTGACGTTGCCATTGGTTTCGGTGTCCCTGTTTTCCAGGGCGCCGCAACTCACAGCGTCAAACTCAAGGTCAACGCCGACACAAACACCACATTCGTGGGCGTTACCGTGCGCGACCGCAGCGTGACCACTGGCGATGCGTACGCCATCAACGAAACCGCCCGCGTGTTGCAGACTGGCCCGATTTGGGTGGTCGCTGCCGTTGCGGTGGTTGCGGGTGATCCCGTGGCAGTCACGTCCGCCGGTGTTTGGTCCAACGTGGCCGGCACAAACGGGCTGGTGATTGATAACGCTCGCTGGGACACAGCGGCCGGTATCGCCGGTATCGCTAAAATCGTCCTCAAATAAGGAGAAACCAACATGCCACAAGCATTCAACGACGCCCAAGCCGCACTGGGTTTTGTGCTGGCCCAAACCAGCTACATCGAGCGCCAGGTAAACGAAATTGTTTACCCTGACATTCAGTACCCCATGCTGGTCCCGGTCGACACCAGCGCCCCCGAGTGGGTCAAGTCGGTTACCTACTTCAGCCAGGACAAATTCGGTAAGGCCGAATGGTTGAACGGTAACGCGGACGACATTCCACGTGCTGGCACCCAGCGTACCAAGTTCGAAACTGAGGTGCACATGGCCGGCATTGGCTACGGCTACGGTCTGGAGGAAATCAATCAGGCATCCATGATGGGCATCAACTTGGCCGCCGAAGACGCCATGGCCGCGCGCCGCGCTTACGAGGAATTCGTGGAGCGTATCGCGTTGACTGGTGACACGGCCAAGGGTATGACCGGCCTTATCAATTCGGCCACGGTGACGGCTACCGCCAACGCCAGTACAAAGCTGTGGAGCGCGGCCACGCCAGCGGAAATCCTGAACGACGTTAATATGGCGTTGATCGGGCAATTTACTGGCACGCTGTTCACCAGCATGGCCGATACCATTCTGTTGCCCTACAGCCGTTATCTGTCCATTGCTTCGCGCATGGTCGGCACTGACAGTTCGTTGAGCATCCTGAATTGGTTGCAGCAAAACAATGCCTACACCGCCCAGACCGGTCGCCCCCTGATGATCCGCGCCATTCGTGGCTTGGATACTGCCGGTGGTTCCAGTTCTGCGCGTATGGTGTCGTACCGCCGTGACCCCAACGTGGTCAAGCTGCACATCCCAATGCCGCACCGGTTCTTGCCTGCATTCCAGGCAAGCCCCACACGCGTGGAAATCGCGGGCATTTTCCGTTTGGGTGGTGTCGACTGGCGCCGTCCAAAGGAAGCCGCATACACTGACGGTATCTAACCATGGCTTACGTTTTGACCAACAAAACGGCCCAGACCCCGCTGGGGTTTGGTGCGCTGGGCGTGTCTATCGAGCCCGGACAATCGCGCACGGTCACCGCCGCAGAGTACGCCCAGGTTGAAAATCATCCGGTGGTTGCTGGGTGGGTTGACGAGGGCAAATTGGACGTTGCAAAGGCCAAGAAACAGGCCGAACCAGCCCCCGCGGAAACGGAAGTACCCCCAGTGCCGCCAGTCCCCGAGGTGGTGCCACCCAAGGTGCCAGCCCCAACGCCGACCGCCAAGAAATAAGCGGTTCACGCGATACGAAACGCCCGGCATGCCGGGCGTTTTTCATTGGGCGGCGCGATGGGCGCGTTTGAGCATGCGACTTATAAGCGAATGATAGTCTTCGGGCTGGCGGTTGACGACGCGAACGCGGGCGGATGGCGGCAAATGCGCCACCGACGTAAAGCGCTTGCCGTAACTGCGGCCATGGCCGTCCACCATGCGCCAGGCGTCCCCCACCCTAACGCGTCGCGCTGGCACGGTCGGCCGCTTGCGATCTGCAACGGACACCGACGGCAACGCCCGAATCCTGGCACGCTCCAGCGCCAAATACTGGTCGTAGTCGCGGGCGCCGTGCCCATAGCCACGATTCCAATAGCTCCAGCGCTCACGCTTGGCAATGCCAGGGCGCGGCACAACCAGTTTAGGCCCGTTGCAGATCCGCACGATCAGGCCGCCAGTAGTTGCCGGGCGATGGTTCGCACGGGGCCACCGTTTCCGTTTCGAGCATGCGCGAAGGCCATCCAGTATTCGGCGCCAAACGCTGTGTAAGGGCGACCCTTGCTGTCATGCGCGGTGTAGGCGCTTTCCGCCTTGATGAATTGCAGCGGCTTGATAATCAGCGCGACGGGGGTCAATTTTCTTGGGCATATGGGTAGTGGGTTAGCGCCGGAAAATCCCGGCAATAGCGATTCTACCCATTAATAACGGTGCGCAAGCATAGAATGCAATTTATTTTTAGGAGCAAGCCCAATGGCTGACTATTACGGTTCAGTGGCCAACGCCGACCAGTACCACAGCGCCCGCGGTAATACCACGTGGACGGGCTCAGACCCCGACAAATTGGCCGCGCTGTTCCGGGCCAGCCAATACATCGACGGCATGGGGCAATGCGACGGTATGAGCCTGTTTCCGGGCGTCAAGACGGACGGGCGTGCCCAGGTGCTGGCGTGGCCACGTACGGGGGCGGTAGACTGGTCGGGCGCTGCGATCCTGGCGGACGAGGTGCCCATTGAAGTGCAATACGCCACGTATGAGGCGGCATTGCGCGAACTGACCACGCCGGGCAGCTTGAGCCCCGACTATGTGCCGGCCACCCAGGTCAAGCGCGAAAAGGTGGACGTGCTGGAAACCGAGTATTTCACCCCCGCAGAGGGCGTTAACCCCGTGCGGCCGGTGGTGTCGATTGTCATGGACATGCTGGCGCCGGTAATGTCGCCGTGCGTGAATCCGAGCATTTACGCGGTTTAGGGCGTTACAAGCGGTTCGTACTGGGTGCCACACAGGGGCTCTAGCACGGGCTCTGCGGCCAATTCCGTCGCGCCCAGGTGGCAACCCCAAGACATGACCGCATCGGCACCCAAGGCGGTCGCGTTGTCGATTACTTGACGCTGGGCGGCCAGGTATTGCAAGCGCTGTTCGTGCGACTCGCCACGCAAACCGAAGCCTTGGAAGATGTAGCCGCACTTGCCGGTGAATCCGTGGTCGCGCAGCTTCTTGCAAGAGCAATAGAACAGGTCGCCCAGGTGGTTCACGCCCGAACTGCACCCGTGCAGATTCGGCACGGTCGGGCGGATCGACGGGTAAACATCAATGCTGATGCCGTCAAATGCGTTTATGTCTTTTAGCGCGAATTGCGGGTGGAGAATTACGTCGGGCATGATGGTCATTAGTGTTTTGATACCGTTCGCACGGGCCAGCGCTGCGCCCTGCAAAACCGAATCCTCGTGGGCGAACCAACAGAAACCCTCGGGGCACCAGCCGGGTTCATCATACATATTCACATAAACGAATTTGCCGGGGTACTTACGGGTTTCGGCAATCAGCGCCGGAAAGTTGACCATTGCCTGCGGCCATTCCTCTTTGCGCCCAGCCCACAGCACTACCGGGCCGGGCTGCATGGCTTGTTGTGCCACGCTTTTCACCGGGTCGGCCCCGTCCACGCGTTGCACCGACACGTCGCAATTCAGCGCGGCGATGCGGTCGCTGGGCTGGTAGCAAATATTTATCGGCTTGGCGGACACTTGGCCCCCGCAGGCTGACAGCAGGGCGACGGCGAGGGTGGCGATTATGTGGTGCATGATGGGTTTCTCCGGGGTTAGGCTGGCAGGTCGACAGAAAAATAATAGGTCTGCATGTTCGCGCTGTAGCCTTGGCGCATATTGGGCATTTTGCGGAACAGGCGCAGCGTGGCGATTTCAGAACCAAAGGCGTAAATTGTCCCGGCGATTTGTTCCACGCGGACGGGCTCGCCAGCAATGGCGCTGTATTCGTCTTGGGTGCGGTTCAATTGTGCCAGTGTTGCCATTTCATTCTCCGGTTAATTTGTTGATAGCTGAATTGTACAACCGTTAATAACGGTTTGCAAATTTATTTTTGTCATAATCGCCGCACTATGACCGAAGCCGAATACCTGCGCGCGCTTGACGCTATCGAACAACAGATGGCGCGCGACTATTTGGCCGAAGCCGCTACGATCACCCGTAACACCACGCTTGCCGAAGTGCTGGCGCGTATCCAAGCGGGCAACCTGCTGGCCGCGCGGGACGTGTTCAACGGGCGATACGGGCGCCTGGCCGAGGACATCCGGGCCGCGTACCTAGCGGGCGGCAATGCGGAGGCGGCCAGTATGCGGCGCACAGACTTCGACATGACGCGCCCAAGCGCCCAAGCGTGGGTAAACAACGCCCAAGCCAACGCGATACAGATCATTGCGCGCGAACAGGGCGACGCGATACAGGCCGTTATCTCGCACGGGCAAGAGGTCGGTATGGGGCCAGCGCGCATAGCCCGCAATCTGCTGGGCATGGCGGGCAGCAACGGCGAGCGCACGGGTGGCGTGGTCGGTTTGACGGGCCAGGATGCCCAGTGGCTCAACAACACGCGCACCCAGCTTGCCAGCGGCAATCCTGCCCTGATGCGTGACTATTTCAACCGGGTGCGTCGGGATAAGCGATATGACGGGATTGTGGAACGTGCGATAGAAGCCGGGCGACCGGTGAACGTGGCCGACATTGACAAAATTACCCAGCGATACGCCGAGCGGCTACTGGCCACGCGGGCGGAGGTGGTCGCCAGTATCAACACGCTGGAAGCCTACAACGCCGGCCGCGCGCAGCTTTACCGCCAACTGGTGGAAGACGGTACAGATCCGGACAAAATCACCAAGCGGTGGAAAACGCGGGCCGACGAACGGGTGCGGGCCAGCCATCGGGAAATGAACGGGCAGACCAAGCCGGGCGACGCGCCATTTGTGACACCCCGGGGGGCGCTGATGATGAACCCCGGCGACAGCAGCATGGGCGCACCAGTCAGCGAGATTGCGCGCTGCCGGTGTCGTGCTATTTATTCGATAGCACGCTAGGCAGTGTTGGCGGGGGCTAGTTAAACATATTGCCCAACGGAACGTGAATTTTTGACCCCTTGCAGATGCGCCACGTGTGGGCCGTGCCACCGTCCGCAGGCGCTGCCCGTTCACCCCAGGTGTACGCAATGAGCGTGTCGGCCATTTTGGCAACTTCCATATTGCGAATCATGAAAGCGCCCATGCCAATATCGGGGGCCTGCGTTGTGTACTGTGCGCCCCGCCAAATCGCATCGCAAATTTCGGGAATGCCGTCCACCCCCGTGGCCACCTTGAAAAGTGCGTGGTAATAGTTCGCCGCAGATCCGGCCGACCCGTGCCCACCGGCAAAAGCGCCAGCGTGCGCAAAGGTCGACGGTAGGTGTAAAGTTAATTTACTCGCGTGACCGTCCAGAAACAGCCGCACCGCCAGGTGGTCCGCCCACGCTGCGCCGCCGGATACCAATTCCGCACCCTGCGGGACTCGCGCGCGAGCATTGGCGCACATTGCTGCCCATAGCTGGGCGGTCATAGGTTTGGTTTTGTCCCGGCCCGCGGTGCCAATGATTGCGATGGTCATGCGACCGATAATAACACCCCGCGAGCCCTGCAAAGTGGCACAATGCGCAAATGACCGACATCCACGACCGAGGCCGCGCGCTGGCCATCCGACAATTGGCCCCGCGCCCCGCAGGCAAAGGCGCCCCGCTGGTGCTGCGCGTGATTACGCCGGGCACCCGCGACCCAGCCACCGGCCTGACACCACCCCCAACCGAAACCAACTATACGGGCAGCGGATTGCGCACACAGTACAAATCCCGCGACGTTGACGGCACGCAAATTCGGGCGGGCGATGTGCGCTTGCTGGTGTCGCCCATCTTGGCGAACGGTTCGGACATGCCAACCCCGCAGCCCGGCCAGCGCGTGCAGTTTGACGGCGGACAGTGGTACACCGTGCAAAATTCCAGCGCGTGGAACTATGCGGGCGTGTCAATTGGGTTTGTGGTGCAGGGGCGGGCGGCGTGAGGGGTTGAACCGGACCCATTGGTTATCCTCGCACATGGGCAGGGCGCTATTTCTAGCGTGGGTGGCACGCGGTGTTCACCGCTCCGTTTACATGCTGATTGAGAGGCTTCGCAGTGTCTCCCTGGTGGCGGGTTTGACCACCCATTGAAGGGTCGGCAACGTGCACTTACGGAACCTCTCAAGTGTGGACGCTGTGGTTCGAGCCTTTGGCCTGCCATGTGGAGCAGGGTCCGACCTAAACAGCAACGCCCACGCTTGAGAGGCCGGGGCTTCGGCCGCTACAGCTTACTGGCGCCCCGGCGATTCAAAACCCCGTCTCTCCGAGGTGTCATGCCTAACGCCCGTGACGGCATTTTTCGCGTTCAACTGGCATTCTCTACGCGGTCTGGTTCACGCTGCGGACTCGTATTGGCTTCCTGTCCGTTAACTCCGACGAATTGGTAAAACCGAAACATCGTGCCAAAGTTCCTACCTTTCGGTTTCGTCCTGCAGGACTCATCAGGGAACTGCCGCCAGTATAGCACCGTTATTACCGCGCTACAATACCCATATGAGCTTTGCCGACGACCTCAAACGCTTCGCCGCTGCGACCAACCGCACGATTACCGACACGCTGGTGGGCACGGTGCAGGAATTGGCCGTGCGCGTGGTGCAGCGCAGCCCCGTGGACACGGGCCGGTTCCGGGGCAATTGGCAGGTTGGCGACGGTGGCCCCGATACCCGCGTGGATAGCCCGTTCGATAAGCAACCGTTGGGCAGTGCGCCATCGGGCGGTTCGTTCGCCAGGTGGCAGGATCAGCTTGAGGGCGTGCTACCTGGCACGGTGATTTACATTACCAATAGCCTGCCGTACGCGCGACGGCTGGAGTATGAGGGTTATTCCAAACAGGCGCCCGTCGGCATGGTGCGCGTGACACTCACGGAATACGCGCAGATAATCCGGGCAGCATTGGAGAAAGCGAAAAAACCGTGAGCCTACAACTGATACGCGCCGCACTCGACACCCACCTGGCGGCGATGGCCAGCGTGCCACCCATCGCATTTGAGGGCGAGGATTACGCCCCTGTGGCCGGTACGACATACGCCAAAGCGGATTTACTACCCCGTTCGCCCGACAATCCGACCCTAAGCGAACGGCTACAAGATAACGGCGGGGTGTATCAAATCGGCCTGTATTTCCCGCGCGGAACGTCCACGGGCGTAATGGACGCCCTGGCCGGGGCGGTGCAAACGCATTTTGCTGCCAGTACAAGCCTCGCCGCTGGCATAATCACTGTGCGGATTGAAGGGACACCGGCAATTGCGGCGGGATTCCCCACGGGGGACCGGTGGCTGGTTCCGGTGTCGATCCGGTATCGTTCTATTTTTTAAAGGAGGCCATCATGGCTGGAGTTCAAACGGTTGCCGGAACCACAATCGGCGTAGTTGCGGGCCAACCCGCAACGTTCAATCAGGCGGGCTATGAGGCCCTGACGTACGCCAACATTGGCGAAATCACCGACGGCGGCGAACACGGCAAGACGTATGCCGAAGTTACGCACATGCCCATTGACACGCGCGGCACACGCAAGTTCAAGGGTTCGTTCAACCTGGGCAACAAGACGTTGCAGTTGGCTATCAGCGACGCTGACCCCGGCCAAATCGTACTCAAGGCCGCGCTGGAATCGGACAACGATTACAGTTTCAAGGTCGAATACCAAGACGGCGCGTGCGATTACTTCCAAGCCAAGGTGATGTCGTTTTCCAAAGCGGCCACCAGCGTGGACAGCATCCGCAGCGCCACGGTCACGCTCGCACTGACCACCACCGCCGCAGGTGTGGGCATCATTGAAGTAGGAGCGTAATCATGGCCGCAACACTGTCCAGCCGTGTTGCAGTGTCGGTCACTGCACAACTGCAAGACGGGGCCACTATTGGCTCGGTCACGCACGACATCGCGTTCAATGTGGCCAACGCCCTGACGAACGGGAGCGGCGCGAATCAGGCAAATCAAGCCTATGCCGCACGGCGAACACTGGCCGCCAGTTCAAACGAAAGTTTGGATCTGTCCGGCGGACTGTCCAATGCGTTTGGTACGGCCCTGGTGTTTACCGCTATCAAGGCGATTGTCATCACCGCAGCCGCGGCAAATACCAACGACGTGATTGTGGGCGGCGCAGCATCTAACGGGTTTATCTCGTGGGTGGGCGACGCCACCGACACGGTAAAGGTGAAGCCTGGCGGCATTCTGGTAATCGCAGCCCCCAACGCGGTCGGGTTTGATGTGGACGCTGGCACGGCGGACATATTGAAGATTGCGAACAGTTCCAGCGGAACCCCCGTTACGTATGACATCGTTGTGATTGGCGCGACCGCGTAACCACGCGTACGCCCACACGAGCGGTAATTTGACGGGCGCACCATGCGCCCGTTATTATTTGTGCGCTACACTCAAGCCTCCCATTAATAACCTACTGGAATTACCATGAATATTTTTGACCTTATCAACGCCAACTTTGCCAACATCACCAGCCCCGTGTATGTCGGGGGCGAACTGACCGCAGACAAGGACACCCGGTATGGGTTCACCATCGTTGGTGCGGATAGCCCCCAATATCTGACAGAATCTGACCGCCAGCGCAACGAGGGGCAAGAATATCGCCGCGCCGCAAACAAGGGCGACGTGCCGAAACTTGACGCTGAAACCGCAGAGGGCCAGGCAGTCATACAAGCCCGCGTGCAAGCCAATTTGACGGCCATTGCGCTTGCCGTGACCACGGGTTGGTTCGGATTCACGGACGCCAGCGGTGCGACCGTGCCGTACAGCAGCGACCTGGCGGCGGCGATGTTCGCCAAAAAGCGCGCCTGGCGGGATGCGGTCATTGCCGCCATTGACGAGGACAAACGTTTTTTGCCTCAACCCGTGAAGGGCTAACCCTTTGGGTGCAGCAAATTGCGTGGCTTTGGACCGCGCGGGAGGCTAAGGGAAAACCCCTATCGGCTCGCGGTGAACTGTACGTTGAAAACGACAAGCCGCTGCCAGCGCCGGAAAACCCAGACCCTGAAATTACGGGTCTGCTGATGCGTGCTGGGCCAGACATGGGGGACCACCCATTGACGGCCCAGGAATTAGCCGCGTGGTCGACTGGCGCGGGTGTACGACTGGGCAAGTGGGAGTTTGAAACACTGTTGCATTTGTCCAACGCGTACCTCGTGCAAAAGCAACGGTCCAAAGACCCGGATTGCCCTGCACCGTGGCAGGCGCCCACTACGGCGTCCGAAAAACCCAAAATTGGCAAGCGTATCCGGGGGCTGTTGCGGTCATAATCTGACCCATGGACATCGCAACACTTGGCCTAGCAATCGACTCCCGCCCTGCCAAAGAGGCGGCCAAAGCGCTCGACTCTTTGACCGACGCTGGAAAACGGGCGGAAGTTGTCACCCATAAAGTAGAGGCGTCATTTGACGCGGAGGCACTGGCCGCAGCCACGGCAAAGGGCGCAGTTGTCGGGCTCACGGCGGCGCTGGCGGCCAATGGCGAAGCCCAACGCAAAGAAGAAGCCGCATCGCGGGCAGCTGCCAAAGCGGCCAAAGACGCCACGGGTGCCCAAGACGACTTGGCCGGCGCGTACAACCGAAGCGCTATCGCCATAACGGCGGCCATTGCCAGCGCGGCGCTATTGGTCAAGGGTTACATAGGCGTGGCCGATTCGGTTACCGTGCTTAACAACCAGCTAAAACTGGCCACGGGTAGCACGGAAGCGGCGGCCAAGGCCAGCGCCGGACTGTACGAAATCGCGCAACGCTCACGGGTAAATTTCCTTGAACTGGGCGGCACGTACGCCAGCATCGCCCGTAACGCTGGGGAAATGGGCATTGCGCAGAGCCGCGTGCTGAAAGTCACTGAAAGCATTGCCAATGCGATGACGATAAGCGGCGGCAGCGCGGCCAGCATGAACGCCGCGCTTGTCCAGCTGGGCCAGGGCATGTCTTCGGGCGTGTTGCGCGGCGAAGAATTGAACTCCGTTATGGAACAGGCGCCACGGCTGGCCAAAGCCCTGGCGGACGGATTGGGTGTGCCAATTGGCCGTCTGCGCGAAATGGGCGCAGCGGGCGAAATTACCGCCCAACAGGTTGTAAAGGCTTTGGAGTCGCAATCCGCTGTGCTGGCGGGCGAGGTAGCCGGCGCAACCATGACGGTCGGCCAATCATTCGTGCAACTGACCAACGCCAGCACAAGGGCCATTGGCGAATTCGATGCCGCGTCGGGCAGCAGCGCCGCACTGGCCGCAGCAATCAGCGCAGGGGCTGGCGCAGTCGACACGCTTGGTACGGCATTTAAGAACAATCAGGGCGTCATTCAAACCGTAATGGGCGCCATTGCGGGCGGCGCCGTGCTGGCCACGCTGGGGGCACTGCCAAGCGCTATCGGGGCTGTAACCGCTGCGCTTACGGGGCTAGGCGTGGTTTTGTCGGCAAACCCCGTGGTGCTGGCGCTGCTGGGCATTGGGGCGGTGGTCGGGGGCGGCGTGGCTGCCGTCAACGCGCTGGCCAAAACCGATAGCGGCATAAAAGACGCCATCCGGTCGCTACAGGCTGAAAACGAGCGAAGCGAGGCGGCATTAGAGCGGGCAATCGCGGGTGGTCGGGGCAGCGGCGCGGACAATATCCGTAAGGTCATTGAGGAACGTAAAAAAGCCATTCGGGAACTGAATGCCGAAATGGCGTTGCGTGACAACGCAGGGGCCGCCAACCCCGCAGAGGACGCCCGATTTGCTGCCAGCACCGCAGCCAAGAAAGCGGAAGAAGCCGCAGCGCGCGAGCTTACGGGCATCCGCCAAAAGTTGTACAAGGTGGATGCGGACTATCTGCCCACGCTGCAGAAATTGCACCAGCAGTATCAAGACGGTCGGATCAGCCTGCAGGAATACCGCGCGGACGTGGAAGCGCTGGCAAAGGCCAACTATAAGGCCGCCACGCCCAAGGGGCCGAAAACTCCCGCCAAGGCGTCCGAAGAAGCCCAGGCGTACGCCAAGTATTACACCGACTTTTCAAAGGCGGCCAACGCGGCGCAGGGCGAAGTTGACGAACTGACAAAAAGCCAGACCAAACTGGCGGCCATGTTGGTGGACCCGGTATTTCAAAAGATGCCGGAAACCTGGCGCCAAACCACGCTACAGGCGGCGTACGCGGCCATTGCGGTGGAACAGGAAGCCGACGCCCAGGACGCCAACACCAAGGCGTTGAAAGCGGCCACGGTGGCACGCGACGCCGATATCAAAAAGACCGTCGCGTCAACGGCCAGCGACAACGCTAAAGCCCAAGCGCTGGAAGACGAAATTGCCCTGTGGGGTAAAAGTGAAGAAGCGATAAAGGCGCTCACGATTGCACGGCTGGAGGACGAAAAAGCCGTGCAAATGAGTTACGGCGACACGGACGCCGTGCAAGCGATAGAAGACCGCATCGCAGCTATCAAGCGGTTGGCCGTGGCCACCGACAAAGTTAATGGGCTGAAAGCGGCGGACAAGGCGGCCAAAGACGCCGCGGGCGAATGGGAACGCGCGTCCAACAAAATCGAAAGCGACATTACCAACGCCCTGATGCGCGGCTTTGAAAGCGGCAAGGGCTTCGCGGAAAACCTGCGCGACGTGTTGGTAAATATGTTCAAGTCGATGATTCTTGAACCGACCATACGGGGCATTGTGTCGCCCGCTGTGGGGGCCGTGCAGAGTGCGCTGGGGCTGGGCGGTGGCAGCGGTGGCGGTTCGTTGCTGTCACTGTTTGGCGGGTCTGGCGGTGGGCTGGGCGGTTTGCTTGGCCAATTTGGTAGCGGTTTTTCTGGATCGGCGTCCGCAGCATCTGCGATGATGGGCGGTGCGCCTTTGACCGGTGCTGCATCGCTAGGCAGCATGGCCGCCGCTGCAGCACCGTGGATAGCTGGTGCGTTTGCCCTCAAGAGTCTCACGGACTACAAGGTTGAATCGCGCGGGTCGGGGCTCACGGCCACGCTTGCCGCGGGCGGTTTGCCCAGTGGCTCGGTGGGCATGTACAACGAATTCCAGCAGACCGGCGGAGTTGGGGGCGGGGGCGTCACCATAAACCGCGATTGGTTGACTGCTGGCCAGGACGTTGCCGACTACATGGCGGGCTCGGTTAAAGCGGCCACAACGTCCGTTAAATCGTTTGCCGCAGCGCTGGGCCTGGCGCCCGAAGCCGTGGACGGTTTCACCAAGGCTATCGAAATCAGCATTACGGGCCTGAGCCCGGAACAACAAACCGCAGCCATCAACGACGCCATCGCGGGTTTTGCCAGCGATATGGCGCAATCGGCGTACGGCGGCGCGTTAGAAGGGCTGACCCGCACGGGCGAAACATCCGGCCAAACATTGCAGCGCTTGGCGACCGACCTGACGGGCGTAAACGACGCGCTTGGTCAGTTGGGGTTGGCAATACTGCCCGTGGGTATCAACGGTGCGGCTACGGCGTCGGCACTGGTGTCGGCGTTTGGTGGTTTGGAGCAAATGCAAACCAGCGTTGGCGCTTACTACAACGCGATATATACCGACGCTGAAAAAGCCGCCCAAGCCACGGCGAAGCTAGACGCACAGTTTGCCGCGCTGGGGATTAGCGTCCCAGCCAATGAGGCGGCATTTAAAACCCTCGTGGAAGGCATAGACATAACGACCGTGGAGGGGCAACGCCTGGCGGCCAGCGTAATTAATTTGGCCCCCGCGTTTAGCCAAGCGTCGCAGGCTGCGCGTGCCGCTGCAAACAACATGATGGCCGCGATCAGCAATTGGGGCAGCTCTGGAGATCTGCGGGCGTTCAAGGCCCAGCAGTTGCAACAGTCGCTGGCGGCGGGCGGATTGAATTTGTCGCTCGACCAGATCATGGGTGCCACTCAAGAGTCGGCACTGCAGTATTACCAATCGCTTGATCCCAACTCTGCCCAAGCGCAAGTGCTGTTGGCAAACCAGCAAGCCATTTACGATTTTGTGCAGGGGGGCCGCCAGATCGCGCAGAACCCCGTGGAGCAAAGTTCAGGCGCTGGCGGTGCGGTTGCGGACGCACAGTCGGCAGCGTCCGCAATCCTGGACGCGTGGCAAGGCATCACCGACGGCATTTTTGACGAGGCGAACCGCATTCGGGGCTTGATGGGCATTGGCCGCACCGGTTCGCTATCCGAAGCGCAAACCGCGTTCACCATAGCCAACGCGCAGGCCAATGCGGGCGATCCGAACGCGGCGCGCTCGCTGCCCGCATTGGGCCGAAACGTAGTGAGTTTGGCAACGGCCAGCGCGACATCGCTGCAAGATTTGCGCCGCATCCAAGGGCAAACCGCTCTGACGCTGGAACGCACGGGTGTGAACCTGGCGGGCCGGTACGGTACAAACATCCCGGCCGATATGTTGCCGTTTGTCCAAAACGGTGCGACCAATACGTCGTCCGGTGCGGCCACCACAAGCAGCGCGGGAACTGTCAGCACCAGCAATTGGTCGCCAGAATGGGCGCAATTGCTAGAGGCGTGCAAACAAACGCAAATCAATACCCGCACCGTGGCCAATCTGCTAACCGGCGCAATGCCCGCGCAAACCCGCCTACAAGTACAGGTGATAACCCCATGAGAGTAATTGTCCCGTTGGTAGTAACCCCCGCCATGCTGGTTTCCAGCAGTGTTGCCGAACCTGACACAAGCGTGGGGGAAGTTGTGTGGGCGTCTGGCGCATTCAGCAAAGGCGACAAACGCATAGTTGTGGCCACGCACCGTTTATATGCGGCGCTTGCCGACATAGCGTCTTCGGTTGTCAGCCCCGACCTAGACCCGATGCAATGGCTGGACGTTGGCCCGACTAACCGGTGGGCCATGTTTGCCTTGGACCGCAACACGCAAACCGTGTCGGCTTCGCCCATCGTTGTAGTGATTGCGCCAGGTAAACGCGTGGACGCCTTTGCGTTGACAGGCATGGAAGCTACCGAGGAATTGATAGAAATGGAAGTGGCAGCGGTGCCCGTCTATTCGTACGCCGAGAATCTGATAACCCGCGTTACTACCACGTGGAGTGAATATTTTTTCGGAGAGTTCGGCACCAAGTCATCGTCTGTTCGGTTTGATCTGCCCCCGTACGTATCGGGAGAAATCACCATAACCATAACCAACGACGCGGGCGATGCCAAGTGTGCGGCCTGTGTGATTGGCAACAGTTTTTATATCGGGTCTGCGGAACTTGGTGCCGAATCGCTGGCGCTAAATTTCAGCGAAATTAAACGCGAATTCGACGGTAGTATTTCTACTTTGATTCAGCGGCGCACCGTGCCAAAGACCACACAAAATATTCTGTTGGACAAACGCGAAGTCAACAAAACGCGCATGCTGCGAACCAAGTTGAACGCTATGCCCGCCGTGTGGTCAACTTTGGACGATAACAATGCGGACGGTTATTTTGAGGCCCTGTTAATATTGGGCGTGTATAAAGAATGGACGATAAATATGGCACATCCTGAGCATGCGAAAATAACGCTTGAACTGGAGGAGATTTAACACATGGCAACCGCACCAACCCCCGCAACGCCGCTGCCAACGCCGGTTCCGAGCACATCCGACCCCGCCAACTTCGACACACGGGCGGATGCGTTTCTTGGCGCGTTGCCGGACTTTCAGACCGAAACGGACGCCCTGGCCGAAAACGCGTATGACAACGCAGTGTTTGCCGAAACTGCCGCCACGACTGCGACCACGCAAGCGGGGATTGCGACCACACAGGCGGGAATTGCGACCACGCAAGCCACCAACGCCGCAGCTAGTGCCGTATCCGCCGCAGCTAGTGCTGTGACTGCATCGGGTTACGCCGCATCGTTGACCGGCACCAGCACCACGTCGTTGGCAATCGGCATGGGCGCCAAGAATTTCACTGCCACCACGGGGCGCCAATGGGGCGTCGGGCAGTTCCTGCAGGCCGCCAGTGACGCCAACCCCGCAAACTACATGCACGGGCAGGTCACCAGCTACGACGACGGCACGGGCGCCCTGGTGCTAAACGTGTTGAACATTGGCGGGTCTGGCACCTATGCGGATTGGACCATCACGCTATCCGCCCCGAAGGGTGACGCGGGGGCCACTGGGGCAAGCGGGAAACTGACGCGCCAGCGCGCAACGGGGACCACCCAGGCGTGCGCCAACGGCAACGACTATTTAGCACTGAACGCAGCAGGCGTGGCGTTCACGGCGCCGACGGCTGCGGATCTGGTGCGGTTCAAGGTAACGCCGGCCAACCGCAGGCGCAACAACTCAATTGACTTTGGTGCGGATACGTATTGGGGGCCGGTTGGCACCGGAACGGGGGTATTTACTTTGGACCGTGCCATTCCTGCTGAATGGGAATATTCTTCGACTGACGCAGCCTGGATCATGATATGAGCACAAATCAAACACAACTTATTGGCGGTGGGCAATTTATCACCGACCCGCGGCATTTGCCAATTTGCCAATTGGCAGAGAGCGCCCTTTATATCAAGTCGGCGCTAAACACCAGCACCAATTGCACCGACGCCAACGCGGCAGCATTTTTTACCGCGTTGGCAAAGCGTGGCGCACAGGCGTCAATGGCGACGGCTAACACGTATGTCACCGCTGCCACGCTCACGGGTCGTGGTCGGCTGTACCAGATTGTGGCACCCACAAACACAGGGGCCGGGTATTTGCCGACAGTCGAAGTCGTGGCGGATGGCATCACGTACACAATCGCCCCGTCTGGAAACCTGGCCGCTGCGGCACGCATGGTAATTGGCGTAGTTAGCCCCGGCGTACCATCTGTAAACAGTGCCGGTGCACCAGTTGGCGGTGAAGTGTTGCAACCTAACGCGGGCGGCGATTACGGATTTACAGGTACAACCGTGAGTGGCCTGTTGACGCCGGGCAGTATCGGGCTAGTTGACCCCATATTGATTGAATCGCTAAATATGCCGTTTCTGCAATTCGAATCGTCTTGCGTGGTCCGGTTTAAAACCGATTTGCTGGCGTCTGGTACAGGCGACAAAATCGGTGGCGTCACATACCGCATGCTCCCATAAAATGAACCAGTCGCACCTTGACCCCGTGAGTGTGGCCATCGCATTGGCCAGCGTTATTTTTGGCCCCGCCATGGCCGCCATAATCGGTCCTTATGCGGTCATCATCATCGCATCAACCGTGGGCGCCGCGTGGGCGTTGGGCCGCCGTGAAGAAGGCGCCAGGCTGGGCGCCGCGTGGTATTTCCTGCGCCTGAACGCCACCGCCGTACTGGTCACGGTGTCGCTTGCGCAACTGGCCGGGCGGTATGTAGGCGGCGGGGATCAATATTGGCTACTAGCACCAATCGCGCTCCTTGTCGGTTGCGTGGGGGACGACTGGCCACGGGTTGGTCGGTGGATACTTGCCCGACTGGCCCGCCTTGTAGAGCGGCGCGTAAATGGGGGTGACAAGCCATGATTACCGATCTGGTGAATTTCGCAGTTTGCATGGCTATTGGTTGGGCGTGCATTTGCCGGTTGAACGATTCCGTAAGCCGCCACTACAAACGCGCCAGGGTGCGGTATACGCTGCTGCTGGCTGGAGCAACTGCCAGCGGGTGCGCCCCGGTGCTATTCAGCGCAATGCCCAACACGGGCCATACGCTTTTTGCGGCGTGCGTGTTGGTCGGTTTGATTATCAATGTGCCCCGCTGGAAGGGGCGCCGCAAAGGTGACAAAAATGCAATCCATAGCTGAAATCATGCGAGGCCCGACGGGCACCGTGGAAGTGTGGGCGCCACACCTTGAGGCGGCTATGGCGCATTACAAGATCGACACGCCCAAGCGGCGGGCCATGTTTTTGTCACAAATCGCCCACGAATCGAACGGGTTGCGCACGCTGTCCGAGAACCTGAATTACAAGGCCGAAGCGCTGGTAATTCTGTTCGGTCGGCATCGCATCACGTCCACCCAGGCCGAACAGTTCGGGCGCACTGCGGACCACCCGGCAGATCCCGAAGCGTTGGCGAACATCCTGTATGGTGGCGAGTGGGGGCGTGCCAATCTGGGCAACACCCAGCCCGGCGACGGCTACAAATTCCGTGGGCAAGGCCCGAAGCAAAACACCGGAAGGGCCAACGCCGCAGCGGCCCGCGACCGATTGCGCGTTGTGTTGGGGCCACGCGTGCCGGACTTTGAACAATCGCCCGAACTGTTTTGCACGCCCGAGTGGGGATCGTGGGCGGCCGGGGATTTCTGGAATAGCAGGGGGCTCAATGCGCCCGCAGACCGTGGCGACGTGGAATCGGTCACCAAAGCCATCAACGGCGGCCTAAACGGGCTGGCAGAACGCAAAGCCCGTTACCTTGGGGCGCTGGCATGATCTGGGGCTTGGCGGTGCGGTTCTGGCGGCCTTTGGCAGTGCTGGCCCTGGCGGCGGCGCTGTGGGCGGCCTATGCGGCTTGGGTTGACCACCAACGGGGCATAGGGGCCACGGCAGAGCGGGCAATCTGGGTCGTTGCCATGGAAGCCCAACGCACCGAAGCGCGCAAGCAACTGGACGCCGCAAACGCCCGTGTGAACGCTGCGGAAGACGAGGCGACCACGTTACGCAATGCCCAAAACTTAAAGGATCTGCAAAATGCGAAAATCACTTCGGAACTTGAGCGTAAGTTGCTTGCTGCTGGCCGGTTGCGCGACCCCAACGCCACCGCGCGATGTGGGGGCAGTAGTTCAACCAGCGGGGCCACGGGTGCCACCAGCCCCGGCCTTGGTGCAAACGACACCGCCGAAGCCCCCGGGCTACTTTCAGACCCTCTTAGCGGATTACTTCGGACTGTGACGCGGGAAGCGGACGCGGTGAACCTGGCGTACATTGCAAGCCGGGCGGACGCGGACCAGTTGCGGGTATTGCTGGGGGCATGCGGAACGCCCAAACCCTGACCACGCGTTGGGTTTGGGCAATGCCGTTGAGGTGTGGGCGCATGGTTAGGCGTAGTTGTTTCTGATTAGAAAATCTATCAGTTCCCGGCGCGTGCCTTCGCGGTACTTGCCGCCTACCGGGTACACGTAAAGTTTTCCGCTGTTCAATTCGCCAATCATTTGGTCCGCCGCCGCTTCCCGCTTTTCGATTCGGTCGATATAGCGGCTTTCCGCAGCCATGCGTCTATTTTGAGAGGCTTCCAATTGGCGGTGCAGATCCATGATTTTTACTCCGTTGCGTTGTTGATGCCTCAATTCTACAACCGTTATTAACGGTACGCAAGCGTTATTTTTTCGGTCGTTCCCGTGGCAGTTGCTTGCGCAGTGCGTCCGCGCTGGCCTTGAGCCCCGCACGTTCCAGCGTGGCAATGCGGTCGCGTAGTTCTTTCAATTCCTGGGCGGTGCGGCGGGTCATATTGAACGCTCCAATCCTGCATAAAGACTGTTACCAATCGCCACGATTTGCGCTTCGGCATCCGGGGCGGATACATCCAAGTTTTCCAGCTGGGTGCGCGTGTCGCGCATGGCCTGCAGTAGTCGGACCTGTTCGGCTATTTCACCGTCAAGGATTTTGACAAGGTTAGCGCGTACGCTTGCGGCTTGTGTGGTCATTTACGCGGCCCGTACAGATGCCAGACAAACGCACCGTCTTGACACGTGGCAATCCATTCAAGGCCTGACGGCACAAGATGCCCCGTGCCAACCACGATAAGTTGATATTGCACGGGAGGTTGTTCAGTCGTTTCGACCTCTGCCCATATTTGCGGTTTGCCGTGTTGCATTTGCATGGTTAGCGGCTTGAATGTTCTACCTGATTCGAGCAAAAACGTCGACCCAATGCGCGGCACTGTGAATTTATGAACTGTTCGCATGGTCAAACCTTCCGAAGTGGCGGGAGTGGTAGGGGCGGCACTATCAATTTAATAGCGGGCGGGGCAATCTGCACGGGGGCTGGCGGGGCTTTTATCTTGTCGTCCACGTATTCCAGCACGGCAATCGCTCGGTAACTTTGGGTAACCGTGCCGTCCGGATTGTCCAGCATGCGCTTGACGGGCAGCGGGAAGCCGACCGGGCGCACGTGGGTGATTGTCATGGGCGTGCCCGCCAGGAGGTGCTGGAGGGCCTGTTGTGCGAGCGCGTGTAGGTTGGTCATGCTGATTGCCTTTCCTTTTTAATTTCGAGATAGCGTCCATACGCTGCGCTTTTCGGTTGCGTGAGGCCCAGCCCCTTGCACCACCAGTCATTGCGCAACAGAACCTTGCACATGCGGCGCCAGGACGGTGCCCAATGCGCATCCTCCAACACCTTGGGGGCTTCATCTGGCAATTCGGCGTACCCCCGGCCGCGCCACCCTTTAATGAACGACCGAAACCGGGCGATGTAGTGCGCACGCGTGGGCGCGGGTAGCGATTGCAACAGCAGGTTTGTAAATGACTTCCACGTGTGGCCTGGCGGTTTGTTGATTTTGTTGTACCCCATCACGTTGCCGTTTTCCTGCACGTACAGTGCGCCACTGTTCGCACCGTTCACACGGGCTATCAGCTTGAACCACGTGGCAGGCTCGAGCACGTGGTAAAGCCACAGGCCCTTGCGCTGGTCGTCCCCGTATGGCTGGCATAGGCGCTGCTGACTGATAGGCACCCCGGCCTTGTGCATCAGGTCGTAAATCCGGTTATGCGCGAGCGCTGGGTACTTTGCGTGGAATCGCCAAATGTCCTCGGTGCGCCAGTCGTAAATCGGGTACACGTTGTAAAGCTGATCGTCCACCAGGGTGGTGTATCGCTTTTCGCCGTGCATGCGCTTGTCCCAGATGGCCACGGTGCGATATCGGTTCAACGATTCGTCCGCGCGGATGCCGATAAACGCACCAGTCGGTTTGCCCTGTGCGTACCACAGGCCCCAAAGAATAATGAATTCTTCAAACTCCAGCCCTGGCGTGAACCATGGGTATTCGGCGGGGTCCGACACCACGCACGCGCCGCCAGGCAGACCGCGTACCCAAATGGGTTTATTGTCTGGGTCCCAGCACATCCACTGCGGTTCGTAATTGGTCACGGCGTTGCGCAGCTTGAGAGGTAAACACACCCAGTGCAAATCAATGTGCGCCGCGTATTCTTCGCACATTTCGTGCAAGTGTTCAATAGTCGCGGTGTACTGGGCTTCAAGGTCGATTATCAACACGCCCACCACACGGTCGCGCGCCCGGGCTTCCTGCATGACAAGGTGTAGCATTACGCTGGAATCTTTGCCGCCCGAAAAGCTGACATACAACCGTTCGAAGTTATCGAACGCGTAACAGATGCGCTCGCGGGCAGCATCCAAAACATTTTGGTCACGGTAAATTTTCATGGTCAATATAGGTTCGCTTCGGTTTTGGATTTAGCCTGTTCCAGCGTGAGCGGGCTTTCGCCCCGCGTGGTAAGCCACTTGTTCAAGGCGCCCAGCGCTGCCAGGTTGGCCGCCTGTTGTTCGTCTTCGGTTAACCGGTTGAACCCGCCCCGGAACGCTGCGGGCACGCCCCGTGCGTAACACATGGCCGATTGCCCGAGCCATGCAATGCGGTTCATGCTTTCATTGCTTAGATAGTGTTCGGTACTGTTTGGCCAGTCACGCAACACGCCAGCCATGGCCGCCTCAAACGCGGGAATGTTGCGCAGAAATTCAGCGTACATATCGCGGCATTGGTCATCGGTTAGCGAACGGTCACGGGGCTTATTCTCATAAAACCCGGCCGGGTAGCACTCCCATTTGTCCCAGGTGTGGTACACGCGGATCATGGCGTATCGTCCAGTAATTCGGTGGGCGCATCATCGCCTTCTACATCCCAAGATTGCGAAAATTCCTGATCGCTAAAAAGTTCAGTTAGACCACTCAATTGGCACAAGCGCAAAACCTCGTCCGGTTCCATGCCCAGGTTTTTGGCAATCTTTTCGTCTGACCAATTGCGGTGTTTGAGTTCAATGACAATTTCGCTCATTGCTTCGACCTTGTGCTTTCCGCGCGCCCGGTTGTGGCGAATAGTGGAGGCCATGCGGTCGGTTTTGTCCTCTTGGCTTTTGCGGATCTGCACTAACGGCAAATAACCATGCACGCGCGATTGAATGTCAGCGCACTCTTTGCCCACGCGGTGGCGGTGGAAGCCGTCGATAACTTCAAAGCGCCCGTCTGGGTCGGGCATGGAAACAATCGGTTGCGTGTAGCCGTCCGCGTCAATCGACAAGCGCAACAGTTCCATTTCTGGCGGTGCCACGCTGTTGGGGTTGTAGTCGTTGGAATGCACCAGCGGGTTAGCCACCCACTTTACAAAATCCACGGGCTCGGATTTAAACGGGCTTATGTTGTGGATTGCTTCGCGCAGTGCGTTGATCGCGGCGACTTTTTGCACCAGTGGCAAGGCGTCAATGCGGGCAATCTCGGCAGCAAACGGAAGGGGCGGAAGGGTTATTTTCATGCCGCCGCCCGGAAAGTGAACATGCCCAGGCGCTGGCGGAAATTCTTTTGCGTGGTGACCTGTTCTGCCAAAACGCGCAGCGCGTACATAGGGAACCCGGTGGCGCGCAAATCGCGTTCCGCGCGGGCCGTGCAGGTTGTAGCACCGTGGGGGTATTCAATCGCGGCCACAGCGACAAGGGTTTTACCTTTACGCTGGCACGCATAGTAAGTGTGGTTTTTCATGCCGCAATCATACCATTACTAATGCCTAGTGTTGCAAGCATTTTTTGCGCGTATTCAACATAGTGCGGGTAATCAATATCGCCCGGCAGCGTGGTCGGTAGCGACATGCATTCGCGGGCGCCCTTGGACTCCGCCACGAT